ATGAAAATCGAGATCAAACTATTTACAAATGAGAATCTAACGGCTGAAGGTTATCCGTTAGTGGTTCAGCTTTCGCACCAGGGGAAACGCAAGCGTAAGAACTTGGCTTTTTGCCACGAAAAACATTTTATTGCTGATGGAAGTACGATTTCGGAAAAGCATCCCGATTATGATATGCTGGCGCCGATTTTGATGAATTTGAAATTAAAGGCTCGCAAACTGATTTTGCTGAATTATACCGATATTGAAAAAGCCTATGAAGAACTTTTTGCGGTGGATTTTTCGCAAATTGGGTTTGTGGATTACGCAAAGGATTTGATTGCAGAAATGGAACAAATGGCGGCGCAAATGAAAAAATTTGACCTAAAAGGCTCGAATAAAATTTCGGGAAATGTAAAAGTGTATAGTAATGTGATTGCGCAATTTGGGAATTTTGCTCAAAATACCTCTTTGCAAAACTTAGATTATGAAACTTTGTTGCGTTTTAAGAACTATAATATTAGTATTGGGAATTCTAAAAGTACGATACATTTATACTTGCGGACTTTACGGACCATATATAATAAAGGCATAATGATGCACCGCTTGGTGGACGAAAAGCCATTTGCACGGCTTTTTGATGGTTTAAAAACCCGTTCTTATGATTCTCAAAAAAAGTATCTGGATCGTGAAGCGATTTATGAGTTGGAAACTACTAAATTATTTATGGGCACGGCAAAGCAAAAGTACCTGGATCTATTTTTATTGCAATTTTACTTTGGTGGCTGCGATTTGATAGATATTTATTACCTAAAAGAACGCCAATTGCGAAAAGGACGTGTGGTTTTTGAGCGGACAAAAACCAATACCGGAACCCGAATTGATTTAAAGCTGCACCCGAATGCGGTGAAAATTATTGATAGAAATAAAACCGCTGGCGAATGGCTTTTTCCTTGGGGAAAAGAGAAAAACGAGTATGAAATTTTTAGACGTACTTACCAGCGCGCGCTGATTTATATACAGCAAAAACTAGCCATTGAAGTACAGCCTGATGGTGGCCATATTGCGGTGAAAGTTGCCCGACATTCTTTTGCCAACCGTGCTAAAACCCTGATGATTGAAACGGATATTACCCGCGAACTTATGGGCCATGAACGTGATGATGTGGATAATTATTATAAAGACAAATACCCCGAAAAAGTGCGGGATTTGGCTTTATTTGAAATTATTAGTCCTTTTGTGTGTTTGAAGTAGTGATTTTTTGTATATTTAAGTTTCCAAAAATAAATACCAAAGAACGAAAAACCCGTTTACTTTAATTAGTAAACGGGTTTTTTTATTTTTTTAACTTGTAAGTTTTGTTTACAAGTTACCAATCGTTTTTCTTGGTGATTATTTCGTTGGTATTTATGAAATCGTTAAGGCTTTTATTTAGATTGTTGAAGTAGTTAGGAATTACAATAGAATAGTATTTGTAGCCACTTTTTATTTCTCCATTTTTTTTATAGTAACCGCTAGTGTTGTTGATATAAAATTCTTTCCATGTTGATGGAATATATTGATATCCGGGTGTGAACTGACTAATATTAAGGACGTCAAATTTATATTTACCATCTTTAAATGATATTTCAATCATGTATTTTGCAGGTTGATAATTAACTCCTAAGCTTTTTTCAGCACCTTCAATTCTGATGTATTCGTTTTCAATTTGTCCTTTGATTACTTCTTTTGGGGTATTGTAAATTGTGTTTATCCAATCAAGTGTTTTTTTGTAAAGTTCCTGTTGTGTTTTTCCTTGGCAATCAGTCACTATATAGTCTGTGAAGCCGTCTTTTGTAAAGGTAAAATTGGTTTCTTGCGCAAATCCTGAAAAGCTTATCAGTAAAATAAGTATAATTTTCTTCATTTTTGTGATTTAATAAAATTTAATAAAAATTGAATTCTCTGTGATGTTGTTTATTACTGCGTGTAATTCATCGTTTTCTAATTTTTTAGCATCTGGAATAGAATGAATTTCTCCAATTTTACCATCACCGCCTGAAGATCCTTTAACGTAAATTTGAATTTTGTTATTTCTTGGATTTAACCAAAATTTAACATCATCGCCAATTTTGGGGTTGTAAGTTGTGATTAGTTTTTTTGGTACATTGTATTCTATACCATTTTTGTTTGTGTTTGAAACTGATTTTATAACAATTGCTAATACGATAATAATTATAAATATTATGAATATACCTAGAATTGTTCCCATAATTATAAGTTTTCTGTTTTATAATGATGCTGATTTAATTTTATTTCTTCTAGAAGAAAAATTATTTTCTTCTGATTTTCTAAATGTTCATTAATTTTAAAATACCATAACGATACAAATCTAAAAATAAAAAATATTGCTACTGAGCCGATAATTGATACTAAAAATATAAATCTTTTGTCCATAATTGTAAGTTTTAATTTATCAAATATAAATAAAATTATTAAGAATCTGTTTTTATTTGGTTTTGTTTTTCTGTAAGTTCTATTTTTTCTTCTAAAAGTTTGATTATTTTATCTTTTAATTTTATTTCTGATTCAAGATTTTTTATAATTTCTTTTTTTGATGTGTAAATAGCGTTAGGTTCATTTAATACATTTTCTTCTTTTTTGCTTAAAATAGAATGTAATAATTCTTTTTTAGATTCTGGTATTACTTCTCCATTCTCGTAATTTGATATTGTTTTCACAGAAACGCCTAATTTTTTTGCTAAATCTTCTTGTTTTAAGCCTAATTCTTTTCTTTTTTGCTTTATTTCTAATGCGTTCATAACCAGTGTTTTATGTTTTAATATCATTATTTTTTTAGATTTACAGGAATTATTACTTGTTATAAAAGAAATATTACTTATATTTGTTCCTGTAAATATATATATGTTTTTATTATGAAAATCAAAGATACAAAAACCGAACCAAAGTTAACGATAAGGGAAACTGAAACGATAAATAGATTCGAGACATTTAATAAGTGTTCGGAAATATTACGTGAGTTTTTCTTAATGGGTTTTAAATCTTTTGAGGCTTTAAAATCTATAATGTTGTTTCATTATCCTGATATTGATTTAGTTAAGTTAAAAAGATTTTGGAATTGTCAATTAATGGATAAGGAGATTGTTGAGAAAGTAATAACTGTTTTTGAAAAATTAAAAAATGAGTAATATTTCCGAAAATCATCATTTTAACATAGTAGGAGAAATTCAAAGTGCTTTTGGGTTTTATAAATTCTACTTTGCTAATCTTCAGTTTTATTCGAAACAAGAAACTTGTTTTCAATATTGTAACCAATATTTCAAAAACCAATTTGGGTATGATCGTTATGATAGTTGGGAAGAGTTTAGAGGTGAAATTGGTTTTAGACCTATGAAACCAAAATTAGTAAAAAATATTATTCCTGTTATTGATTCTGTTTCAGCAACTTCTCCTATCGAAATCATGGAGCGTGAATTTCTTATTTCATGGTTTAAACATAAAGGTTTTGATACTTGGACTTCTTTTAAAGCTTTGGTGATGCATTATTATCCTGCTCTTGCTGAGCGTGATGTTTTGAATTTTTGGAAAGGCGATACTGTTGTTTCGGATGTTTTAAAATGTGTGAGTTATGTTAAACAAATAATAGGCGAATAATGGATAGCTCAACTTACATAAATGCTTACGAATTTATTGAAACCTTGAAAGAACGGGGTTTGGTAATTGTTTCGGTTAATGAGTTTGAAGCTGGAAAAGCATTGGTTAGAAAAAAACTAATGAAACGCACGGCTTTGAGTTTAACCGAAATTGTAAAGAACGGTTTGCTGCCTGTGGGAACTACTAAGGCAGTGATAGACTGGACCATTTCGGGCAAAATTAAAAAAGACGAATGGTACCAGGAACAAAACGGACGTAAAAGAATCATGGTATTAACGGCGGCAATTAAAAGACTTGGATATGTTGACTAAAATTGTAAAAACCACGCCTGAAATAAAGGAAATCATTGTAGTAGATGAAGTGGTGGTAAAATGCGAGGGATTGAAACTTTGTTATCCTGAACTGTTTTTTGAAAAAATTGAACAATGTAAACTCTGTGGAAAATGTATATAGATGAAACGTATTTCTTTTGGTTTTTAGTCGTGACTGATGTTTTAGTATTTAGCTTGTTTATGCGACTGCTTTGGATTGATTGTAAACGTAAAAAAGGCGGGTTATGATAGAAGTAATGTGTTATATAGGTGGTGGTTTAGTGGTAGCTATTTTTATTTTTTGTGTCTGTTGTTTTCTTTTTGGATTGCTGCAAATATGGGTTTTAAAAAATGAAACCCGTGGAATGACTAAAAAGCAATTGAAAAAAGCCGAACAGGAATTGTGTAAACATCATAATACTGTTTATACGGACCAACATCCTGACTATCCTTGGACTTGCTGTGATTGCGGTAAAAGTGTGTAAATCAATTAAATCAATATAAAATGCAAAAACAAATTTTACAAGGCGAAAGCCCTGGCGAAAGACTGGAGCAGCTGAAAAATTCGGCTGATAAGGTCGAAATGTTTTCTTATCCACGGGAATTGTCTAATGGAGAAATTCAGGAGTTGCAAAGCAATTTATCACAGAATATGATTTTTGTGGATAAGGAAGATCAAAAGTTGAAAGTAGCTAAAGAAGTTTTTAAAGCGGCTACTAAACCAGTAAAACAAACTATTGCTAAAGACTTGCAAATGATTCGTTCGCAGGTGGAAGAAGTGAACGAAGAAGTGTATTTACTCAAGGATATTGAGGAGGGTAAAATGGGTTACTATTCTAAGGAAGGGATTTTGGTTTTTGAAAGAAATCTTCGTCCTGATGAAATGCAATATTCAATTCAGGATCATTTAAGAAAAGCGCAATAATTATGGAAAAAGAGTTAAAAATCAACATCGAAAAAGGGGTTGACACAGTTACTATTTGGCACGGAACAGTTGAGCCTGAATATCATTTAAAAGCTCTTGAAGTAAAAGGCGGGGCAATTAATTCGGTTCACGAATATTTGTCTAAAAAAGTGGTTTCTAATGAAATTATTGAGCATTCAAAAATTGAATTCTGCTATGATAAATTATACATCCATTTGCTGTATGACGCCCGCCAGCGTAATCCTGATGTTATCCAGGGAAGTTTAAAGCTGCATCCTGATTTAGAAAAATTCAATATCAATTCAGGAAAATCCTATTCCACTTTTGAATTGGCTGATTTTATCAAAATGAATCGCCATTACTTCGAGAATAAAGAGTATGCTATGAAATTGGTGAATGAATTGCGAAAATTTGAAGGTAAAGTAAATCGTGATTTGGAAGCGAAAACCGATGATCGTGGTAATAAGCGTGCTTTGATTAATCAGGTGGTGGAATCGAATATTCCTTCCGGATTTCATTTAGAAGTTCCGGTGTTTGTAGGTCAGAAAAAAATAAGACTGGAAGTTGAAGTAACTATAAACGCATCTTTCGAATGTAGTTTGATTTCTCCTGATTTAAAGGAATTGATTGACTTAAAATCTAAAGAGATTTTAGGCGAGCAATTGGATTTAATTAGAGCCTTGCATCCTGAGTTGAAAATTTTTGAATTGTAAAAAAATAAAAAGATGAAAAATTTCAACGGAACTTTTGTTACTGTTTTTACAGAAAAGGGATATCATAAAGCGATGTTGCCAAATGGTGAAGTGATACCACATGCGGTTAAATCTATAGTTACAGATGAAGTGGGTTATGCAAATGCAAGATTTGATTTCGTTGTAAATATACTTCCTACGAAAGAAGATGCTTTGGCTAAATATAAAGAATTTGGTTTAGGTATAAAGAGTCCTTGGGTTAAGGCTATTGAGGAAAAACCAAACGGTAAAGGTTTTTTTAAATGTTTTGGTACCCTTAATAAGGGTACTAAGCATGAAAAAAGAACTTATTTTGATGCTTTTTATGATGGTGATCGATTTGTTGATAAGGATGGCGAAGATTTAATAGGTATTAATGAATCTGTTGAATATTGGTTTGATTTTTCAACAATCAAAAATCCTGAGTAACTATGAAATCCATCACTTTTGATACCGAAAAAGCTAACAGAATTGAAAATGCTGTGTGTAGTGAATTTGGATTTAGTATCTCTGAGATTGTAAGCTATCGGGATGCTATGGCTAAAAAAGTGGTGGTTTTTCTATTGGTAAAATACTTTGGTTGGGATAAACGAATGATAGGCAGGAAATACCAAATGTCTTATTTATACGTGCCTACTGTGGTGTTGGAAATGGAACAAATGGAAAAGGTAGTTGCTGTTTTTAAAGTGAAAATATGTTTAATTCTAAATCAATTTAATAATGAGGAAATTTTGGACTGAAGCCGAAAATGAATTAATCAGGCTGCATTATCCTGATAAAAAAACGGATGCTATTGTTTGTTTTTTTAAAGATAGAACGGCTAGAGTGATTCAACAACATGCAGCAGCTATTGGAGTGAAAAAAAGTGAAGCTTTTATGAAAAGCCCTGAATCTGGAAGGATTTCGAAACAAAATGATATCGGGGTTAATACTCGGTTTTCACATCAAATGCCAGGATGGAATAAAGGGAAAAAGCAGGCTGATTACATGAGTGCTGAAGCGATTGCAAATACGGCTAAAACCCGATTTAAAAGAGGACAGGACCCGCATAATACACAGCCTATAGGTTACGAACGAATTACTAAAGATGGTTATGTTGAAGTAAAAGTGCGTCATCTGAAAGATGGTGATGGTAAGAATAAGAATTTCGAACTAAAACAGCGGTTGATTTGGGAACAAAAAAACGGTCCTATTCCTGATGGCGGGATTATTGAATTTCTGGACGGTGATAAATTGAATTTTGAAGATTCTAATTTGGTTTTACGAACCCGAAAAGAAAATTTACTTCGAAATCGAAATTCTGATTCGGCTATTGTGAGAAAACTGTTTAAGGTTAAAGAGCCGGAATTGGTGGCTGAGATTATTAAAAAAATACCTGCTGTAATTGAGTGTAAAAGAAAAATATTAAAAATTAAATCTGATTTAAATGAATCCAAACGAAAAATTAACCCAGTTACTAACGGATAAGTTTTTTAAGCATGAAGGCGATGATTATGCTTTTATGAGTTGTAAAACTGTTGGTTCAAATTTAATGATTCTAACGAATAAAAAAACAATACAAATTCCTGTAGATCGGTTTGTGAGTTTTTACGAAAAAGTGGAATCTAATTGCTATGCTGCGGGCGATGTGATTAAAAAAGAATTTGTACCCACAAATCTGCCTGTAAAAAAGCCTGATGGTGAGACTTTGCCAACTGAATTTAAACCGAGAGATTCTGTAATAGTTATTCCTGAATCGCCAAAGGTTTTTGATAAACTAAATAACAGTTTTGAAAGCCTGATTGATGCTATAGATAATGCTTCGGAGGCTGATTTAAAAAACTTAGAGATAAAGGCAAAAATGCTGACTTCGGTGGCTCAAACCGCTATTAATATGGAAAACAGCCGTAATAGTCTGATTAGGATAATTTCAGGGAAATAATTGTAGTTATGGATATAATAATAAAGCAGGAGTTTGTTTTAAAGTATCATTTAAATAGAGATGAAATGTTAGTTTTTTCTTTGCTTCAAACGTTTAAGAATGTTTTGAGTTTAAGTGAAATTACTAATTACTTGATGGTTGTTGATGCGTTTTCAATTTGTATAAGCTTAGATTCTTTGTTAGAAAAGGAGTTGATTTCTGTAGAAGAAATTGATGGTAATCAGTATTTTAAAATTAAATAATAACTCTATGGATCAGCCTAATTTCTACGCTATCATTCCTGCAAATGTTCGGTATGATAAGAATTTAAAGCCAAATGCAAAATTATTGTATGGTGAAATTACGGCTTTGTGCAACCGTGACGGCTTTTGCTGGGCTGCTAATGATTATTTCGCTGAATTGTATAATGTTGATGCTGTCACTATTTCTCGATGGATTTCTCAGTTAGTTTCGGGTGGTTATGTATCGACTGAAATTTTGAAAAATGAAGGAAATAAACGTAAGATTTATATTGCCGACCTATTGACTAAAAAGTCAAGACCTATTGACAAAAAAATCAATAGGGTATTGACAAAAAAATCAATAGCTATTGACAAAAAAGTCAATTCTAATATAAGGATTAATAATACAATTAATAATACAGAGAATAAAGAAGATTCTTCGCTCGCTTTTTTCGAAAAAAATTATCCTTCTAGATTTGAGTCTTTGATGATGCAGTATAAAAACCAAATTAATGACTTCGTCAGGTTTTCGGAAAGTTTTGAGGCAACTGTGATGCAGGAAAAATTAGAGTACGATGGGAATGTTCTTGAAGGTAGATTTCGAAAATATGCGATGAACTGGGTCGCTAATCAAAATAAGTTTGAAAAGCCAGTGATAGAATTGAATTCGAATGCAAATCAACCACAACGTAAATTTTTTAAAGGATAATGGAAAAATCGAATAAATATCAAGCTAAAAAAGTAGATAGAACTCCGGTGATAAATCTTGAAAAAGGGAAAATTCCACCTCAGTCAATCGAATTGGAAGAAGCTGTTTTGGGTGCGTTGTTAATCGATTCAAATTCGATTGATGAATGTTTGATTGTTTTGAAAACTGCTGAAGTTTTTTATAAAGAAGCGCATAAATATGTTTTTGAAGCGATTTCTGATTTGTATGCCAATAATGAATTGATTGATTTGTTAACTGTAAGTGCTCGTTTGCGTTCCATGAGTAAATTAGAATTGGCTGGAGGCGATTGGTATTTGATAAGCTTAACGCAAAAGATTGCTTCGAGTGCGCATATTGAAATTCATTCAAGATTGTTGCAGCAGTTTTATATTAAAAGGCAGTTGATTCGGGATGCTGCAATGATGCTTTCAATGGCTTATGATGCTGATAAAGATTCTTTGGAATTGTTGAATGAATGGGGTGATTCTTTGGATAATTTGAATGAGCAAATTTCGTCTGGTAGAAAGAATATTAGTTATGCTGAAGGATTGGATTTGGTTGAAAAACGTGTTGAATTCTTAACGCATAAATCACCAGAAGAAGTGACAGGTGCTCGCACTGGCTTTAATGTGATAGATCAGTTTACAGGCGGTTATCAACCTGGTGAATTGATTGTGGAAGCGGCTCGCCCTGGTATGGGAAAAACGGCAAAGATGTTGAAATGTGCGTTGGAAAATGCTCGAATTGGTAGCGGTGTTGGGATTATTTCGGCTGAAATGTCGGCGGTGCAATTGATTACAAGAACCGTGGCAATTGATACGAACTTTCACTTAACACAGCTAACTAAAAAAGGATTCGAAAAGAACGAATACTTTGCAACATTGAGTGTTAATAAGCATCGAATGAAAGGATTCCCAATCTATATTGATGATGCTGCATCGCCTGACATTAGGCACGTACAAGCAACGTTGCGAATGTGGAAACGAAAGTTTGATATTAAAATAGCAATCGTGGATTACTTGCAATTGCTTTCGGATAGTACTAAGTCGGGCAATAGAGAGCAGGAGATTGCTTCTATTTCCCGAAAGTTAAAAGGATTGGCAAAAGAATTAAACATTCCTGTGATTGCATTGTCTCAGTTGTCTAGAGCTGTAGAGACTAGAGGTTCGAGCAAGCGACCAATGTTATCTGATTTACGTGAGAGTGGAGCAATAGAACAAGATGCTGATATGGTTACGTTTATCTATCGTCCTGAATATTATAACATTGAAGTAGATGAAGAGCTATTAGAGATGGGCGCTAACACTGAGATAATATTTGCAAAGTATCGAGGTGGTGCGCCTGGAACAACGATAGGGTTACATTGGGATGGGAATAAAACAAAGTTTGAAGATCCTGCCGTTATGAATAAAGATTCTCATGATGAAGAATATCTTCCTAAAGTAAGTCCTGCTGAAGCATTTGGTCCTTCGGGTAGTGAAATTAATAATGATGAACCTTTTTAATTATGGCAAATAAACCAAAGAAGATAGTGAGAGCTTATGTCCCGGAGCGTAAAGCATTCGAGCGTGAACGATTAGAAAGTGATTTTGATTACAATGGTAGGAAGTGGCGTAAGGTTCGCTTAGAACAATTAGAAAAGTTTCCGTTGTGTTGTGATTGTGAAGCTGAAAACAAAGTAACAGCTGCTACAGTTGCCGATCATGAACCACAAGCAAAGGTATTGATAAGCCGTGGCGATGATCCTTATGATTTAAAGTGGTTAATGTCGCGGTGTAAAAAGCATCACGATTCTAAATCTGGGCGTGAACGTCATAAAAAATAAATAAAAAATAGGGGTATGGGGTAAAATCTCAATGAAGTGAAACTAGCGTACATCGCTGTTTATTTGGAATTTTACTCGGTGTGTTAATTTAGGTAGGGGGGTGTAAATGTTTAATAATTAGTGTTATGGGAAATTTAAAAATAGTAACTGGTGATGGTACAATTGCCAACGTAAATAAAAATCTTTATCAAATTTTAGATAAGCTTCCTACTCCAAATTCAAAGTTTGAATTGAGTGATGATCAAAAATATTGGTATAAATATTTTGGTCAGCAGTTAGTTGATACTAAAAAATTAACCAAGCCTGATCTTATTCATTTACATCAATTAGCAACTTCTGTTGATTATTACATTCAGGCTGAAAATAAAATTCGTGAAAAAGGTTTTAATGGTGGTTTGATTCAAACTTTTAAAGGTGGAGCAACAAATGTTTCAGGTTATGTTACTATTCGAGAAAAAATGATTAAAGAAATTAATGAGCTTTCAAAACATTTTGGGTTTTCATTTAAAGATCGTAGTAAGTTAATTGAACCTAAAGAAGTTGATAGCAACCAACCTGATTTATTTACTGCTTTTTTAAATGCTAATCATGGGTAACGGAAAAGCTAACCGATGTTCAGGAAAAGTAAGAACTGAACATTCGAGTAATAACAAATCTTACAGATACAAAACGATAATTAAATTAAACCTAAAGCCTGAATAGCGGTTAACGTATGTTATCACTTCGGCTTTTTAAACGCAAAGAAAATGATACAAGTATTTAAATGTGACCACTGCACTCACTTTACACAAGATGCAGAAGAAATGAGAAATCACGAAATTAAATGTTCTTTTAATCCAATAAACAAAAAATGTTACTCTTGTAAACACGCTTGTGAGGATGGATACCCTATTAGCGGACATATGGCAGGTTGTGAAATAGGACTAAATGCTTTCGAAGGCGAAAAAAACGGAAATTGTCTTGGTTGGGAAGCTGAGTGATAACGCCCCGCAGCTAAGCGAGGATTTTCGGATGTGATATGTGTATTTATTCCGCTTAACCAAATTTAACCAAGTACAAAAAAATCAACAAATTAATAACCAAATGCCGAAAATCTCGCTTAACTGCTGTTATCACTTCGGCTTTTTAACACCAAATAAAAATGAATAAAGTAATTACAATAGATAATTTTTTAAATGAAAAAGAAAAAGAAAATGAACCTACTAAAGCAAACATTAAAGAATGGATGATAGAATTTGCAAAACTTCACGTCAATGAAGCTTTAAAACAAGCCAGCGAAAAATTTAGTATTAATCTTTTTGGACCAGATATTAATGAAGTCAGAAAAGATATTTTAAACGCTTATTCTTTAGATAATGTTGAGTAAGCTGAGTGATAACGTTATCTCGCTTGGCGAGGTTTGGGGCAAAAATGCCCGATTTTTCAATTTAAAAACAATATTTCAATATGGAAAATAATAATCAAATTCAAGACCAATCCCCAAATCTTGCCAAACGAGTGTTAGGCGATGTTGAAATTGCACGTTTGTTGAAATTAGAAGAAAAAGCAATTAGTTTTATAAAAACAATCAGAAACGCAAAGCCAGATGAATATTTATATGCTGGAAATAGTGGCGGAAAAGATAGTGCAATTGTAGATTATTTATTGCAATTATCAGGTATTAATTATCATTCGTATCATACAAACACAACACTTGACCCTCCTGGAACAATACCTCATTTAAAAAAATATTATCCACATACTGAAATTTTAAAACCAAACGAAACATTCTATCAGCTTATCAGAAGAAAGGGATTGCCAACTCGATTGAATAGATATTGTTGCGAGTATCTAAAAGAATATGGTTCTGTAGCTAAAATGGTTTTTGAGGGCGTAAGAAAAGCGGAAAGTAAAAATAGAGAAGGTAGAGATTATATCCAATGTGACAGCAGAAAATGGCAAGAAGGCGCACAACATATTTACATTATTTATGATTGGACAGATATTGATGTTTGGAATTATATTTTTTTTCGGGATATTCAGATTGCTCCACATTATGAGTTAGCAAAAAAAGTAGGATTAACAAGATTAGGATGTGTAGGTTGTCCACTTGTGAAACCTGCTACAAGAAAAAAAGAGTTCAAAATGTATCCTAAAATTTTAGAAAATATAACAAAAGCTATCGAAGTAGGAATGAGAGAAAATCCACAATGGAAACTTTCAGTTGCTACTAAAGGAAATGCTGAATTAGCAATACAATGGTGGTTAACAAAAAAAACAATGGCACAATTTTTTAAAGATCAAATAATAACCGGAAGCAAAAAAGATGGTTGGGTATCAGAACCTAAAATTATTAACCAAACAAATTTGAATTTATGAAAGTAAAAAATCAATGGATTGTTTTTAACAGCAATCAAGACCAATTATTAGTCGAAACAGAAAATGGTAAGTTTTATTTATACACTTATCACTCAGGATTTCAAGAAGTTTCTTCTGAAAACGCAAATGCTCTTATCAATATCGCCTAACGTCCCCATATCCCCACCCACCAAAAATCCCAACAAAATAAACACTTAAGCTTATGAATTCCGCAAAGTATACACAAGATTTTGAGAGAGATTTAAGGTTTATACATTTCTCAAAAGAAACAATTAAAAACTATTGCAGCCAAATAAAACTGTTTTTAGCCTACTTCGCACATAAAGACAGTCCAAAGCATATTTCGGCTGACGAGATAAAGGATTATATGTTAAATGCAAAAGAAGTCAACTCACAAAATGCGATGCATTCAGCGATTAAGAAGTTTTATTTGATAACCATAAAGCAAACCCGAAAATTTCATTATATCACCTACGCTAAAAAAGAAAAGAAAATCCCTTTAGTGATCGATGTTGACGAATTGGTTTCAAAAATAGACCAAATCGAAAATAAAAAGCATAAAGCAATTATTGCGCTTACTTCGTCGGTTGGTTTGCGAGTTTCCGAAGTTTTAAACCTAAAATTATCCGACATCAATAGTCAGCTAATGCAAATTAATATCCGTGGAGCTAAAGGAAAAAAAGACCGAATAGTACCGCTTACAGCTCGAACAAGAGAAATAATCCGACTCTATTATATTGAATATCTGCCTAAAGAATACCTTTTTAACGGTCAAGGCGAAAATTTACAATATTCAGACACCAGCTGCAATGCTATCGTTAAAAAATACATTGGTAAAAAATACCACATGCACACCTTGCGACATTCGGCAGCTACGGGATTGTACGAGAAAGGAACTGATATTAAACTTATAGGTGATTTACTCGGGCATAGTTCCCGAAAAACTACCGAAATATATACTCATACAAGTAGTAAAAAATTACAAACCTTGCAATTCGCAATATAATGCAACCAACCCCGCAACAACTTTCTTCAATTCCTTTTCAGTACGCAGCTGATGTTCGTTCCGGTAAAATCATAACTGGAAAACGCATCAAGCAAGCCGTGGAGCGATTTTATACATGGATAGAGCAGGATGTGTATATTTTAGATCACAATGCAGGAATGCGATTAATAAATTTCTTTCCTACATTTCTTAAACATACATCGGCAGAAATGTATGGAAAACCATTTTTATTATCACCTTATCAGCAATTCACGTTGTATAATATTTTTTCTTGGAAACGCTATGATGATAAAGGAAATTTAGTAAGGGTAATTCGAAAAGTATATGAAAAAGTAGGGCGAAAAAATGGAAAAACAGCAGTAATGGCAGGTGTTGGTTTGTATGCTCAGGCTTTTGATGATGAAAAAGGTGCCGAAATTTATGTGGGTGCTACAATGGAAAAACAGGCAAAATTAGTTTGGCAGCAAGCGGTTAATTTCATTCAAACCAGTAAATTGTTACAAGATTGTAATTGGACCTATACACAAAGCGAGATACGATTTACCCGCAATCTTTCTATTTTCAAGCCAGTTTCTAAAGAACATAGAAATCTGGATGGATTACGCCCCTCTTTTGCTGTTATTGACGAATACCACTCCCATTCTACTGATGGGGTAAAAGAGGTTTTACAGTCTGGAATGGGAAACCGTTTGCAGCCACTTTTATATATCATTACTACTGCTGGGTTCAATATCGCATCACCTTGTAAGGCTTATGAAGATGTTTGTAAAGAGATTTTAGACGGAATAAAAGACGATGATTCTACTTTTATAATGATTCATGATCTAGATGATGATGATGATTGGCAGGATGAAAAAAACTGGGTAAAATCAAACCCAAATTTAGGGATTTCCGTTTCCTTAGATTTCTTAAGAACCGAATTCGAATCGGCTAAAAATCAACCATCATTAATCCCTAATTTCAAAACCAAATACCTAAATCAATGGGTAGATGCTGAAACGGTTTGGATTCCTGATGAAATTTGGATGAAAAACAAAGTCGATGAAATTCCGATGGAAAAATTCAAAATATACAAGTCGTTTGCGGGATTAGACCTTTCAAAATCTATCGATTTAACCTCCTTTGTAGCGGTTTCTGAGCCTGATAATGAAGGTAAAATGTATGTAAAACCCTTTTTCTTTTGTCCTGAAGCTAGTATTGATCGCCGTAGTAAAGAAGATTCTGTTCCATATCGTGCATGGAGGGATATGGGATTGTTGATTTCTACCCCTGGTGATGTAGTCGATTATTCTATTGTAGAAGCTTATGTTAAAAAATGGTACCACGAATTACATGTAAAAAGAATAGAAGTCGATGGTTGGAATTCCTCGTACATGGTTACAAATCTAATGGAGGCTGATGTTAATGTTTCTGAATTTGGTCAAGGAATTAGACAGATTTCAGGACCTACAAAAATGTTTGAAACTTTGGTTTATGAAGGTAAATTAATACATGATGGAAATCCAATATTAAGATGGATGTTGTCGGGATGCGTTACAATTACTGATGCTAACGAAAATATGAAAATACACAAAGGTCGATCTAATAGCGGTAAAAAACGAATTGACGGAATTATTTGTACCATCATGTGTGTAGGTGCTTCTATTTCTGGTCCCGAAGAAACTAATGAATCTTATTATAACAATCCAGATGCCGAATTCACTTGTTAATTGCTTAAATTTTAGGCATTATAAACCAAAAAAAAAACAAAACCAATTATGACACCAGCTGAAGAAAATGCCTTACGAATTTATGTTGCCAAATTAGAAAGAGAAAACCTCGAAATGCGAAACCTTTCTACGGTAAAAGGTTTTTATGATGAATTTTTCAAAAAATTAAAAACTGCTAAGACTAATATTGAAGCCTTTAATGAAGTAAACGAAAGGTACCACGAACTTTTCGGGAAATACCGCTATTCCGATTGGAACTCCTTCAAAAAAATGACAAACTATTACAATAACAAATCATGAAAACAGAAACAAAAATAATTCTCGCATTTCTAATAACGTTTACTTTAGCTTTTGCAACAAGCGCACTTTTTGAATTAGAATTTATCGCAAGAAACATGGTGCGATATATTTTAGTTTGTTTATTAATTTTAATCGAAATAGTAACTGGTTTTTTTTACATAAAATCCGAAATAAAATAAAAATATGCTCGAAAACAATAAAGCCGAAAACATCGCCAAAGCTATTAAACAGCTTCCAAAACCTAAAACCTACCAAGCATCAACCGTAACCGTTGCAGTAGGAAAATTAAAATACACTTTCGAAAAACATGAAGATGAATGGTATTATAAATTTTAGTCCGATAAAAAAACTAATCACTAGTTACTATTTACTATTCACTAATTACTAATTACTAATTACTAATTAAAGTTGAATAATTCAACCATTTAAGCACCGTCACAACTCTAATTTTACCCAAAATCTAAGGTAAAATGAGTTTAAACGGTGCTTTTTCGTTAATGCTGGGTACACAAAGAAGTGCTTCTTCTGATGGTTCATACATGAGCAGCTTTGGCGGTTTCTTCTCTTTAGGAAATGGCAAAACAGGAAATGTAACCTATAAGCGTGCCTTAACCTTAATGGCGGTTTACAATGCAGTCGAACAAATCTCAAACGACATTGCTAAAATCCCTTTTTCGGTAAACCAAAAAATTGATGGCAACCGAAAATCACAACCCAATCATCCTGCACATCGCTTAATTTCCTTTGCGCCAAATTCCTTAATGACAACCTTTGTATTCCGTAAAACAATGGCAACATCGTTGTTGTTGCGTGGAAATGCATTGGCAAAAATTAACGATGATGCTCAGGGAAATCCAATTTCTACAGATTTTATCAACTGGGATAAAGTACAGGATATTCGTAAAAAAGATGGTGAACTGCTGTATTATATCCAGGGATATGACAGGCCGCTTTTCGCTTCTGAGGTTTTGCACTGGAAACATTTTACACACGATGGAATAGTAGGTGTAGGACCTATTACTTATGGAGCGCAACAACTCGGTTTAGCAATCGAAGTGCAGGAATTTTCCGCTACTAATTTTGCTAATAAAGGCGTTACTCAGGGAATTATTCATTCCGAAAAACAATTGAACCCTGAGGCAAAAGCTAAAATTACGGCTGGTGTTCAAACTTCAATGGCTGCAAAATCAGTGGATAGAATGGCGGTTTTGGACGAAGGTATGAAATTTCATCCTATTGCTATAACGCCTCAGGAAATGCAAATTATCGAAACGGCAAAATTCACAGTTGAGGATATTGCCCGTATGTTCAACATCGCACCGCACAAAATCAAGTCTTTAGCCCAATCTACTAATAACAACATCGAGCAGCAATCTTTGGATCATGTTTCTGATACTATACAACCGTATATCACAAATATCGAACAAGAATATGCGATGAAATTGTTTTCGGCTAAAGAAATCGAAAGCGGTTATTACATCCGTGGCAATATCAATGTGTTGCTTCGTGCTGATATTAAATCACGTGCACAATGGATTACTTCGATGGTGTATTGCGGTGTGATGACAAGAAATGAAGCCCGAAAATATGAAGACATGAATGATGGTCCTGAGTTCTTAAACGAGCACTTAACACCTACAAACCAGTTTATCGAAGCGCAAATTGAACAAAATTTAAAAGATCAAAAAGATGGAAATCAATCTAAATAAACCCGTAATCCGTGAAGCTGTTGTACGTGCTTTATCAGATAAAAACAAAGAAAACCGTGAAGTTGAATTCGTGATTTCTACCGAGGCTCCGGATAGTTACGGAACGGTTTTTAAAAGCGATGGTTGGGATTTAAAACGATACGAAAAAAACCCGGTTGTTTTTTATGCGCACCGTTCCTGGTCTGATAATCCGGATATGGTTATTGGTACTTCTGAGGTTCGAATGGAAGATAAACAACTTATTGGTGTCTTGCGCTTCGAACCTGCCGAAATCAATCCGTTAGCCGAAAAGGTTTGGCAAAAAGTACAGGCCGGAACCTTGAGAATGGCATCCATTGGAGCGAATCCAAAAAAAGGACACTATGGTGATGAAAAACTGGGCGAAAATAGAGATCTAATCTATTTTGACGAACAGGAATTGTTAGAATGGTCCATTGTTCCAATAGGTTCAAATCCCGAAGCTTTAAAACGTGAAGGGCAAACCATCGAAGAAATTCGCAGTTTAATCAAAAATGAAACTCCTGTTCATGCTGAGCTTGTCGAAGCACGAACAGACAACAATAAAGAGCTACAAGCTTTTGAGGCTCAATTAATTATTAACTCTAATTTATAAAAAAGATGAAAAAATCATCCGTATTAAAACAAGAACGAGCCCAAAAAATTAAGGCTCAACAAGATTTAACGGCTTTAGCAACAACTGAAAATCGTTCGCTAAATACTGAAGAAACAACGGCTTTCCGTTCTGCTCAAACTGTCATTGATGATTTGACTAGTCAAATCGAAATTGCTGAACAGGCTGAAGCTAATCAACGTTCTTTAGAAGGATCTACTCCAACTGATTTTAAACCGGAAGGTGGTGAGCAAAGAGAGCTTGAGAAGATTAAGAAAAGATTTAATATTGGTGCTGCGCTTCGTATGGCTGGTACCGGTAAATGGGATGGTGCTGAAAAGGAAGTGAATGAAATTGGTGTGAATGAATTGCGTTCGGCTGGTAAAGAGGTTAGTAATAGCTCTTTTAGCATGCCTGCTTCTATGGTTCGTGCTAGTGCTCAGACGGTTTCTGAAGATTCAGGAAATTATGGTGGTCAGTTGATTCAAAAACAAGCGCCACGTGTTGTTGATTCGTTTATTCCAAAATTATGGATTGAAGATTTGGGTGCGACCGTTTTAACTGGTTTATCTGGTGGTAAATTGCCGTTGCCTGTTCCGGCAAATTATGCTTTTTCTTGGTATGATGAGACTGAGGATGCTTCTTCTCAAAAAGCAGTTATTACTGGTCCTGAGTTAGATCCTAAAAGGGCTGCTGCTGTGGTTTTAGTTTCTAATAGATTGATAAACAATTCTTCTGTTGATGCTCAAGCGATGGTTTTAAAAAATTTAGGAAATGCAGCGGCTCAAGCTTTGCAAGGTGCTGCAATTAATGGTTTAGGAGTAAAAGACCCTTTAGGGTTGTTGAATATGTCTGGTTTAGGGGCTGGTAGTTCGGCTGCTGCTGTTTTGCCTACTTGGGCTTTGGTTAATGAATTAAAAGGGAAGATTAAAGCAGCAGATTCTACAGAAAAATCATTAGGTTATTTATGTGATCCTGAGTTAATGGCTTTGCTTGAAACAATTCAAAAAGCGAATGGAATAGGTTTTATTGCTGAAAACGATAAAATCGGTGGTATGAAGTCGGTGGCAACTTCGTTAATTAAAACAATTGCTGGAACTCCTGATTTACATACCTTGATTTTTGGAGATTTCTCTCAGTTGTTTGTTGGTCAATGGGGTGGAATTCAATTTGTTGTTGATCCACTTACTGCGGCTTCTGCTAATAGTTTGAAGGTGACAGTTAACATGGAGGCGGATGTTCAAGTAGCAAACAAAAAAGCGTTCGCTGTAAACAGCTTTTTTAAATTAACATAAGTTTTCAATAAGCCGTAAAGCTTTTACGGCTTATTGATTTAATATAAAATTTATAATTATGAAAACACTAGTTATTATTGCATTGCTTCCGCTTGCTAGATTTGGTTTTCCGCATCGTGAAGGTCAGGAATTAGAAGTTGAAAAAAAACAAGCTGAAGAAATTATTCAGGCTGGTTTTGGTAAACTTGCTGTTGATGTAAAAGCTGAGGAAGAAGCAAAAGCAAAAGCTGCTGAGGAAGAAGCAAAAGCAAAAGCCGCTGAGGAAGCTGCTGCGAAAACTAAGTAAAATAATAATCAATCATGGTAAAGTATCATTATACCACCGTAACAGCAACAGCTTCAATATTGACTTTAGAAAAAGCAAAAGTTCAGTTAGCAATTGAACCTGATTTTGTTTTGCATGATGATTTGATTAAAGATCAAATTGATTCAGCACAAGAAAGTTGCCAGTTGTATATCAATCGAAGTATAGCCGAACGAAAATTGGTTCTGGAAATGGACTCTTTCGCGACACCTATTACTTTCGAACGCAATTACGAAAATGATACCATTACGAAAATTGAATATTATGTTGTTGGCGAAACTACGTTAACGGAATTGGATCCTTCTAAATACAAACTTAGAAAGTCCAATACAGTAGAATGTTTTGATATTATCTTTTTAGCTGAAGTTTTGGCTTTGCAAACTGATAAACGTGATGATGCTGTAATAGTAACTATTGCGCAAGGTTTCACGGCTGAAAGCTGTCCTAAATCCATTATCCAGGCAATGAAGTTAAAAGTTTCCGATTATTACGAAAGAAGGGAGGACCGTGAATCTGGGAATAATTCAGCGGGAAATAATTTACTAAGACCACTCCGAAAATACTAAATATTATGGCTGGCGAAAATCCTTTTATCGGGCAAATGGATCGTGTTGTTCAAATTGTAAAATTTGAAAAAACACGCAATCCTACAGGGGAAAAAATAGCTACTCCTGAAGTGGTTTGTAATCCCTTTGCAAAGATGGAAGATGTATCTGGCGGCGAAGATGTAGAAGGAAAAGTTCGGTATTTGGTGAATCGTAAATACACTATTCGATATAATGCTCAAGTAGATTTGTTTAAAAACCAGCTTGCTTTAATTGATGAAGGTGTTACTTATGATGTGGTGAATGTAATTCCTATTGGCCGTAAAAAACACCTAACCTTAATTGTGAAAAATCATGAATAACATCGAGGTAACAGGTTTTCCGGAACTAAAGGCAAAAATTAAGGAACTATCTAATGACAAGGATAAAGTTAGAGAAGTTAAATTGATTCTTCGTCAAATTGCTAAACCAACTTTAGCGGCTATCAGGGCGGCAACGCCAGTAAGTAAGAAATCGCATATTGCCCGTGGTAAAAAGATAGAACCGGGAAACCTTAAAAAGTCAATCGGTATTATCGAATCCAAATCTAAGAATCCAACTATTTTGGTTGGTCCTCGTGCTAAGCGTGGTAATGATGGTTGGTACGGTCATATGGTGCACGGTGGACACGCTGTTTATCGTAATAGTCAAAACAGTAAAAAGGTATTAAAAAGCGGTCGCAAAAAAAGTGTTTTGGCTCGTGTAACTAATAAAAGAAAAGGAAATGCAGTAGGATTTGTAGATGGGATTCCGTTTCAAACTATGGGTTACGATAAAACAAAAGGCACGGTAACCGCTGAAGCCGAAAAACAATTTGCAAAATTCATTCAAAGAAGAATTAATAAGTTAAGTGTTTAGCAAATAAACGAATAACCAAATTATCAAAAACAATGTACGAACTATCAGTAGAATTAGTCGAATATTTGAAAGCTCAAACCGAATTCACTTCGGTAATGGGTGACAGGATTGCGCCTTTTGTTTCCGATGAAAACGAGGTCTATCCGTTTACTAATTACCTGGTAAAAGACGAACCGGGTTTCTCTAAAGACGAATCTCAGTTAAGCGGTACATTGTTGTTTTATTTCACTAAGGAATCCTATTTAAAACTAGTGCAGTTCCTTGATGAAATGAAACCATTTATAGTAGAAAAATACGATTGGTTAGGATCTGATATTGAATTTGTCGAATCCGATCAATCATTTGTGGGAATTATTAATTTTAATAAAATATAGAAATTATGGCAGCAGGAAAACCTTATGCAGGTAAAAATTTAAGAATTCGTGTAGATGGAAAAACAATCTTCCATGCTACAGAGTGTACTTTTGACACTACGAGAAATATGGATTCAATTGCATCTAAAGACACTGAGGGGGAAGAATCGTTACCAGGTAGCTATACATGGAATGTTTCGACAAATTACCTTGTAGCTGACAAGCCAGGTGCTTCAACTACGCAATTGGGTATAAAAGAAGTTTTGGATATGTATCAGGAAGGTGCTGAAGTTGAAGTGCAATTTACAACTAATATTGTTGGTGATGTGGTTATATCTGGGCAAAGTTTTATTGAGTCTATCAATATGACGGCTGGAACTAATGGTGTTGCTACTGGATCGGCTGGATTTAAAGGAAGAGGTAATTTTACAACTGAATTAGTAGCAGCTTAATCATGCCACAAGTAATTTTAAAAATCAATGAAAAAAGTTTCAGGCTAGTATTTGGCTTGAAACTTTTTAGAATTTTGGGTAATAAATGGAATGTACCTGGAATTAATGAGGTAGTAGCAAAAATGACAGTTTTAGATTCTATGTCTATAAATCCTTCATTTGAGGCTATGGATGTGTTAGAAGATATTATAATGGCAGCTATTGAAAATGGACCCGATTGGCGTGAAGATTTAACGGATGTAGATGTTTTGGGTGAATTTTTAAAAGATCCTGAAACTTTAGAAAACTTTAAAAATTCCTTAATCGAATCGTTGCCACAATCTAAACCTGAGAATAACGAGGGAAAGCCGAAAGCCAGGACAAGCAAAAAAGCTTAACCTGGGATGATCTGGAAGAAATAGGTTTGGGTGAGCTCCGAATGACTTTTATTGAAATGTACAGTCTTACACCGCGTTCTTTTTTTAACGCTGTAGATGGTTTCAGGAAAAGAGAAGATAATAATTCTAAGGAACGATGGATTCAAACTCGTAAAATAATGTTTTCAGTCATGAAACCTTATCTTTCTGAAGGTGTGGAAGAATACGAAATACAGCCTTTTGAATGGGAATTAGGATTAATCGAAACTTCTAAAAAAGAACAAGAACAAAAGGCCTTAGAAGGAGCGCAAAAAACTCGGGATTATTGGGAGGAATTCGACCGAAAACAAGCCGAAAAAAAACAAAAAACCGAACTGGATTAGTTCGGTTTTTTTTATATGTCATTGCGAGCGTAGCGAAGCAATCTCACTAAAACAAATCAAAAGCTTTTGTTTTACTGACTTCGTTACAAAGTTGAATAATTCAACCATTTAAGCAAGGCTTCAAAAGTACTTTTAAACTCGAATAAAATCCTTCTTTAGATGGCGAATTTAGCGAGTATCAATGTCAAATTTAATGTCGATTTATCTGACTTCTCAAAGCAGATGCAAAACTCGTTGCGGTCCATTGATAAATGGGGACAATCGGTACAAAAATTAGGTAGAAATCTAAGCGTAGCAGTTACTGCGCCTGTTATTTTGGCTGGAGTAGCTGCAAAAAATATGGCTTCTGATTATGAGGAATCCGTTAATAAAGTAGATACAGCTTTTAAAACGGCTTCGCCTGCTGTTAGGGAATTTGCAAAAACTACGTTAGAAGCTAACGGTATTGCCGAGGCTAGTGCTTTGGATATGGCAGCAAATTTTGGCGACATGTCAACCTCGATGGGTTTGCCTGTATCCGCTGCGGCTAAAATGTCAACTTCATTAGTGGCTTTGGCTGGGGATTTGGCTTCGTTTAAAAACATTGGCATCGATCAGGCAAACACGGCTTTAAACGGAATATTTAGTGGAGAAACCGAAAGTTTGAAGATGCTGGGAATTGTTCTTACTGAGGCAAATTTGCAGCAATATGCTTATTCGCAAGGAATAAAAACAAAAGTTAAAGACTTAGATCAGGCTTCTAAAGTACAGTTGCGTTACAATTATATCTTATCGGTAACTAAAAATGCACAAGGTGATTTTGCACGTACACAAGCTGGTGCAGCAAATCAGGATCGTATTTTTTCAGAATCATTAAAACAAATTGGTCAACAGATTGGATCAATTATTTTGCCGTTATATACAAAAATGGTTACGGCTGTAAATGGCTGGTTAAAGTCTTTCTCTAATCTTTCTGAAGAAACAAAAAAGGTAATTGTAGTTGTGGCTGGAGTGGCAGCGGCTATAGGTCCTTTGTTGTTTGGAATAGGTGCGGTTGCTTCAACGGTTCCTTTGTTGGCAAAAGGTTTTTTGCTTTTTTCTGGAGCGTTAGTAACTATTGCGCCTCTTATGTTAGCGGCGGTGGCTTATGGTACTGCTATGTATGGCGTGTATGCGTTGTTAGGCGGTAATGCTACTAAGGCAGCGGGTGCAACTGCTGAGTTAGCAAAAGTAACTAATGATTTAAATGATGCTGTTGCGCAAGGGAATAAAAATGCTACTGAAGAAATTGGTAAACTAGATAAATTATACGCTACAGCAATTAATGTAAAAGCTTCTACTCAAGAAAGAAAAGCAGCTGTAGATGAATTACAAACTTTGTATCCGGCTTATTTTAAAAATATAGATACTGAGGCATTTAAAAACGGTACAGCAAAAGTGTCTTATGATAAATTGCGTGATGCTATTTTTAATAAAGCGCGTGCTTCTGCTATTGATGCAAAATTACAAGAAAACGCAAACGCTCGTGTTGATAAGGAATTGAAATTAAGAGAGCGGCTTGAGATAGCTGAAAAAAGATATCAGGATTTAAAAGCTAAAGGAAGTAAAGCAGGAAGTGTTAGTACAACTGGTGAAGCTGTTGATTTTGCTGTTGTAAAAACTGCTAAAGAAGCAATTGATGAAGCTAGAAAGTTTTATGAAATTAGAAAACAAGATTTAAAAGAATTTTATGATATCAACAAAAAAGAAGATACTTTTTTGTTATCTGCTAAAGAAGAATATTATGCTAAAACAGGAAAATTACAAGAAAATGAAATTGCAAAAGCAAAAGCGGCCGCTGCTGAAATAGCTAAAGCAAATGAGTTTACTTCTGGTAAATCTACTGATCCAGTAAAACGTCCTGATGTGGAATCAGTTATTAATCTGGATGCTGCTTTAGGTTCGGTAGATGAATACGATGTTCGTATTGCTAAAATGAAAGAATTCGCTAAGGCTTTTAATATTGAGCCTGAAAAATTAATAAAAACAGCTGAAACCACTGAGGAAATGGCGGCTAGAATGACGGCGGCTGTTGCTGCTTCGACTGTTGCTTTGAATTCTCATCAAAAAGAAATGTTGGCTAATGCGACTTCTTTTAATGAGCAATTTTCTTCGGTATGGCAAAATACTATTGGTGGTTTTGCTGAAAATTTTGGTGCTTTAATTGGTCAATTTGCTTCTGGTGGAGCTTCTTTATCTAATATTGGGAATTTGTTTTTAACCACATTAGCTGATATGGCTATTCAGGTGGGTAAAATTGCTATTTCGGTTGGTATTGCGGTTTTAGGAATTAAAAAAGCTTTGCAGTCTTTAAATCCTATTGTGGCTATTGCTGCGGGTGTAGCCTTAATTGCTTTAGGTACTATTGCTAAATCTTCATTAGCAGATGCTAGTGGTGGAAATACTCAAAAATTTGCAAACGGTGGTATTGTTGGAGGTTCTTCTTATTATGGTGATAAAATTTTGGCTCGTGTAAATTCTGGTGAAATGATTGCTAATACCGATCAGCAAAGAAAAATATATAATTCTATGAATGCTGCTGGTGGTGGAATTGTTACAATAATTCCGGAATTGAAAATTAAAGGATCTGATGTGATTGTAGTGTTTAACCGTGCGATGGATCGCAAAAATCGCATTGGATAATGAGTTATAACATCTACATAATCGACACTACTAGTCCATTGGTTCGCATTGTACCTGAATTGGCTTCGGGTGGTGGTTTAGAATTAAAATGGAACGGTGGTGACAAAAAAGAAGAGTTAGCCATTGTGTCTTCTGAATTCAATTTTAACATGCTGGACCCAACGCATCAGGATGCTGCTTTTATTGCTTTTTATACCGGCAATGAAACCAAGTGGAAAGTACAAATAGAAGATGATCGTGATAACGCTATAATTTGGCAGGGTTTTGTTTTGCCAGATTTATACAATGAACCTTATAAAAATGGAAATCTATTTGTAAACTTCACGGCAACGGATGGTTTAGGACGTTTAAAAGGAAAGTATTTATCTGATGAATACTACATCCGTGAAAAATCGGTAATTGATATTTTTAGTCAAATTCTACGCTTAACAGGCTTGGAATTGGAGTTGTATTTTGCGCCAGCCATAGAAAATTTTTTGGTTAAAAATTGGAACTTAATTTATATTGATACCGAAACTTTTTTAGATAAAGATAAAAAACTAGATGCTTATACTATTCTTGAAACTTTATTAAAAGATACGCTTTGTGTTTGTTACCAAGCAGATAATCGCTGGTATATTGAAGGAATCAACATGCGCCATGTGCGTAAAACGACTTATAAAAGCTATGATACTTTTGGTAACTTTTTAGCAACGGTAGTTTATGATCGCTTGGTAAAAAGAATTATGGCTCTAGATGAGCCTACGGTTACTATTATTCCGCCTTACAATGAAATCACGGTAACGCATAAAAAAACTGCACCTGGATTGCCTAAAACAGTAGCTAAATCTGTTAATGATGGTTGGGCGCTAGTAACGGGTGTTAATGGGGAGTTATTCCCTCAGGACTGGATGGGTAATAATGGGTATTATGGGCGTGCTGTTGCGCCAGATTATAATACTACAATGTGGAGTGGTGGTTTCTTTAATGGTGATTTAAATTACAATTGGCCACAAGATGATACTAAATATATTTCATTAGCTAAAAAGCTGTATTTCGCTGCTTTTGATAAGGTTAAAATTGCTTTAACGTTTGACATTGTGCATCCTGAAACGGGCGAAAAAGGAAATGAAAGTACCTGGAATAACGTAATGAAGTATCAAATCCTGTTTAATGGTTCAGTGTTATTTTCAAATTTTGGAGGAGTGGTAGAAGATAGAGAAAACTTAATTTTCTCCAGTGGTGGAACTTGTAAAATAGAGATTGAGCATATTTTCACAACTGAAGGTTTATTGGATATTAGGTTGTTTCGTCCTACTGGTAACGTTACAATTAACGGTGTTTTAGGGGTAAAATTATCTACTGCAACAATTGAAATTATTGATTTTAATGAAGAAGTTTCGGTGACTGATTTAATTAACGATGATTTTACCGTTGATGCTAAATTAGAACTGGATTACGCTGAAGATAAAACAGGATCTTCTAAAGGGTTTCGTTTGGCAAAATTAAAAGAAGATACTTCTTTTTATAATTCTGTAAATGCAACTATAATTGATTCATTTATTTTTGAGGGAAAAAATTATAGTGTAGTAAATTTAATTAATGCTCAATTAATTGATAAAAATAGATATACCGTTACTTATGGTGGTGTGGATGTTATAATTGTTGATGTTATATATAATTTTCTAGGTGGTGATAGAATGGTGATAGAAACCTTTAATCCTTATTCGGGTGGTTTTTTTGTAGTAAAAAAATATGCTATTGCTGATGTGGTAGGGAGTAGAACGCATTGGGCGCAATGGACGGATGCTTTTTATAAAATAGAAAATAATTCCTATTTAAAAACGGTAGCTAATATTTACCGAAGATTGTTTAATGTAGCTCATGAAAAAATTGATTGCACGGCTAAAAATGCAGTTAAGTTTAATGATATTATCCAGTTTAATTATCAGTTTTTAAAAGATTTTCAGGTGTTAAATTGTGCTTGGAATTTAGATACAAATAAATCTGAATTGACCATTGCGAGAGGAATTTACAAAGAATTAAATGTTGAAAATCCTAATGACACTAATATTCCTCCAATAGTTGTTGCTGCTGATGATATTTATATTGCTGAAGGGGTTACAACGGTTAATTTATCAGCAACGGCTTATGATCCTGATGGTGAAATTGTTTCGCAACAATGGACTAAAATTGAAGGTAGTGTAGGTGAATCTATTACAACGCCAACGCTTATTAATACTCCGGTAACTGGTTTGACTGGTAATTTTTACACTTTCCAAATTGAAGTAACAGATAATAATGGTGCAACTGCTCTAGATACGGTTAATGTTATTAGAACTACTAATTACACCGTTACTTTAGATTTGATTGAGAGTCAAGTAAATGATAATCCAAGAGCTGTTAGAAATAAATACAAGCTAAATATTTCGCCAGCTTTGTTATCTGGTTATGTATTGAATTTTTCAGGATTAATTTATTTATATGCACGTGGTGGGTTAAGTTGGCCTATACAGGATAATAAAAATGCAGCTACAGTATGGTATCGTATTGATCGAAATGGAGGTGTTGTAGAGCAGAAACAACTTGTTTCATCTGGTAGTGAAGAAAAGTATATTAAAGAGGAGTCTATACCGTTATTACTTAGTTATTTTCCTAGTGATCAAGTATATGTAACTATTTTTTCGGGTAAACAGCGTAAATCTGATATATCAAATGAATTTAAAGCTATAGTTAATTTTAAAATACAAACAGTAGTTATTGCGGCTGGTGTGGGTAGTGTGATGGGTTTACCGATAGAGAAGCAAATACAAGTATTAAGAGGTGAGTAAATATGGAAACAGATAAAAAAATAATAGGTGCTGGAAATTCTAAATTCCCAAGCCTGCAAGAAGAAGATCAAGCAATTCCGATTCCTGAATTTACATTCGATTCGGTTGACGTAACATTTGATAGCGTAGAAAACACTTTTGACGAATAATATTATGGCTAGACAAATTATAAACTTAGGTGCTGTTCCTGGTGATAAAACAGGTGCTCCTGCTCATGTGGGTGGTAGGATAATCAATGAAAACTTTGAAGAGCTTTACGGCTTAATGGATGTTTTAACGCGTATTGATATTATTTCGGCTGCGAAAGGTTTTTCTATTTCAGGTACTGATATAACGGTTAATGCAGATTGGCAATGGTATATTGATAATGTATTATACACTAATCCTGATGCTGCGGTGTTGTCTGTTGATTTATCTTCTTCGGGAATGTTTCGTAAAGTATACGTGGTTCCAAATGATGCTAATGGATTTGATTTAATAGAAGGTGGTGAAGCAGCTAGTAATCCGCCTACACCTGAACTTCCTTACGGTGGTATGTATGTCACTTTTTTTGAGGTTTCAGATAGTGGTATTGGTATTCCTTCTGATCCGTACAATGGTGATTCATTAGTTAATAAAACAGATAGGGGTGGTTACACTGGTACTTCTCAAGGATTAAACAACCGTATCGATTTCTTCGAAAATTATGGATTAATCAAGCAAGATTTTGCTTGGTATGATGTGAATGAAACAGGAGTTGTAACGGATTTAGAGTTAATTGGTTCTGTAAGTCAGTCGATACGCTTTATAGGTGATGCTACCGAGTTGCAATCTTTATTTTTCGATCCTGGAGTAGTGCAGCCTTATAGTGGCTCTCTTTTTTATTTTAAGAATGCTCAGGCAAATGCTATTAAATTACCTCACGAAGAATTGGATATTGTCACGACAGCTAATCGTTACATTTGGGCTTTTCCTGATGCAACTGATTTAGTGGTGCAGCCTGGACAAATTATTCAATTCAAATTAAATTCTTCAGGTAATCGAGGTAAAATTGAGTTAGTAGGTATTTCAGGAACTGGAACAAGCACTCCACTAGCCACCGATGCTATTTCTGGAACAGTAAAGACCGACATTGAAGAAGTTGATCCTGTTGTTTATACAAAAACTACAACGGATGCTTTATTGGGTGATAAAGCTGATTTAGTAGCTGGATTTATTCCTTCTTATCAATTACCTGCTTATGTAGATGATATTATTGATGGGTATTTAGATTTGGGTATTTTTTATGAAGATGATACTTTAACTACGGTAATAACTGGGGAAGTCGGAAAGATTTATGTTGACTTAACGAGCGGTCAAAGTTCAAAACAATACCGTTGGTCAGGTTCGGTTTATATTCAAATTACAAATGGTTTAATTGCGAGTACTGCTGATGTTCCAGACAGCACAAATAAACGATATGTTGACGATGCTCAATTAACGGTAATAGGAAATACTTCAGGTACAAACTCAGGAAATGAAACCGCAGCTTCAATAGCTACAATTAATCATGCTGCTACTGCAAAAACAACATTAGTTGATGCAGATGAAGTGTATGGAGGAAATAGTGTGAGCTCTTTTTCTTTGATTAGAATAGTTTGGAGTGATGTGTGGACTTATATAAAAAGTAAAGCTGATACCCAATATAAAAAAGAAGAATTAATGTTTGCTTTAAGCGATGAAGCTACCGACTTGACAGTTGGAACTCTAATAACTTTCAGAATGCCATTTGCAATGACTTTAACTTCTGTAAAAGCAAGTGTAAATACAGCACCAACAGTTAGTTCTATAATTGTGGATGTAAAAGAAAGCGGATCTTCAATATTCAGTACTCTTTTAAGTATCGATGCGACAACAAAAACAAGCGTTGGCTCAGCTGCTCCTGCTGTTATTTCAGATACGAGTTTAGCTGATAATGCCGAAATCACTATTTCTACTACTCAGGTAGGAAGTGGAACAGTTGGAAAAGGATTAAAACTAACATTAATAGGAACAAGAACATAATTTTAAAAATATAAAAACATGAGTGTACCAGCAGTATTAGTTCGTAAATCAACTAAAGAAATAATTAAGCAAGCATTATACCCACGTGAGGATATGCAGCCAGTTCAAGGATTAGATCCTGATTATGAATGGTTAATAAAACACATTCCTTATCCTGAACCTGATTATGATTCTCGTATTTATATCATGGAAACCCAACTTCCTGATTTGAATTTCTTGAATGATTTTCAAGAACATCCAGATTACTCTGGGATTCGTGAATATAGAATTACTTACAACCCTGTTAAGCGACCAAATGCGGATATTATTATTTCTATTGAAAATGCCGAAAAACAAGCTAACGCTTCTATTTGGAGTGAAGCAGCGCATAAAGACGAAACATTATTTATGATTAATAGTGTACGTAAAGAAGCTACTGGAGCAACTCTTAATACAGAAGAACAATCACACGTAGATAAGTTATCAGGTATCAATGTGAAGTTGGCTAAAAATAGAGATACTGCCACTATTATGATTAATCAAGTCAATAACGGTCAAGAACCTAATATTGATGAAGGATGGGAGAGTTAAATAAAAATCCAATACACAATGTATTTAAAGAGTATAGAAAAATGAATTTAGTTAATCCCTATCGTTTTGCTCCAGCTAGTTTACCGTTTGTTTCTACTTGGGACACTACAAAGACTTCGTCTGGTTCTAGTACTTCTACGCAAATAAAATTGCCATTGAACTCTAGCGGTACTTATAATTTCACTGTTCAGTGGGGTGATGGTAATTCAGATATTATAACAGCATATAATCAAACAGAAGTAACCCATAATTATATTTCATCAGGAACATATGTAGTCACAATTACAGGTATTTGTAATGGTTTTAGGTTTAATAATATAGGTGACCGATTAAAAATTTCATCAATTTCAACGTGGGGAGATTTGAATTTAGGAAATTTAGGAGGATATTTCTACGGCTGTTCTAATTTAAACTTAACGGCGGTTTCAGATGTTTTAGATTTAACAGGGACTATTTCTTTTCTTAATGCTTTTAGAGCTTGTTCAGGATTGACCACTGTTAATAATATGGAACTATGGGACATGTCTTCCGTAATTACTTTAGAAACTTGTTTCTATCAATGCACCAATTTTAATCATAATATAACAACTTGGAGTCTACTAGCTTTATCTAGTTTGAATTATACTTTTGCATTTGCATTAAGATTTAACCAAGCTATTGGAATTTGGAATATGCCAAATTTAATTATTATAAATAGAACTTTTGATAATGCGATTGATTTTGATCAAAACATTGGTTCTTGGAATATTTCTAAAGTAACTAATGCAACATCATTTATGAGTGGAAAAACAGCAGCTAACTTTTCAGCAACAAATCTTGATGCAATATACAATGGTTGGAGTGCTCAGATAGTTAAACCAAATTTAACTATAACGTTTGGAACAGCTAAATATACGTCAGGAGGTTCAGCAGGAAAAGCAATATTAACTGGTTCTCCGAATAATTGGACTATAACTGATGGTGGAATTTAATAATATTTAATACAATAAAAGCATGAAAGAATTTTTATCACACTTAAACATTAAACCAAATTAACCATGATTTTCAACTGCTTTAAAATCTATTATACGCCTGTAATCACTTATGTCAAAAGTGTTTTTACGTTAGCAATTCAAAATGACTACCAAGTCATTCAATTTACTATTTCGGCTTCGGCATTAAGTCAGGCTTTTATAATAGTTTCAAAAGCGAATTGGTTTGGCGTACCCATGTCTTTAATATCATTGGTAATCTTAACGGTTTTAATCGATGCTAGATATGGTATCAAGAAATCTAAAATGAAATCTAGAGAAAACACTAAAATAGCATTAAAGAACGAAGAAGGTTCTGTTTTGCGAAAAAAGCATTTAAAGTTAGCCGAATTACAACGGTTTCAGCCTATCAAGTTGCAGTTTACTTTTTTTAAGTGTTTCACGCTTTTAGCGTATTTATTTTTTGTAAAAAATTTATTAGAATATCAGTCGGAATCAGGTACAATTTCCGAAGTAATTGGTTTTGCTACGGGAGTAATTACCAAAGCGCCTTTAGGTATTTTCTGGTATTATGATTTTAAAAGTATAGGCGAAAATACAGCGTTCATTTACGGTAAAAAAGCGCCTATTTTTTCCATTGTAGAAAAGATTTTTGAGCCGAAAATAAATAGTTTTTTTAATAACGATAAAAAAGAAGAATGAAAACTGAATTTATTATAGGATTGCTGTTTATAGCAGCTTTGAGTATTTCGATAATTATTAATGTAAAATACAGGAAGTAAGATGAACTACGACTATCTAAAAAAAGTAACATCGCCACAAATATTAGTTCAAGCTTTAAAATTAGTTGGAACCAAAGAAATAGTTGGTGTCAAAAATTCTGCAACCATAATGGGTTGGGCGAAAGAATTAGGAATTGAAAAAACATACGTTAATGATGAAATTGCTTGGTGCGGTTTGTTTGTTGCTTATGTAATAAAAAAAGCAGAATTAGAAATGCCTTTTTCAGCAAAAGAAAGCCTTTGGGCGTTGAATTGGAATAAGTTCGGTACGGCTCAGAAAACTGCAATGCTCGGTGATATTTTGACCTTCAAACGAAATGGAGGTGGTCATGTAGGAATCTATGTTGGTGAAGATAATACTTGTTATCATATTCTTGGTGGGAATCAATCTAACATGGTTTGCATCACCCGAATTGAGAAATCCCGTTGTGCTGGCATCCGAAGAACAAAATGGAAAATAGTAGAACCTGATAGTGTGAAACAAATCTTTGTTAATTCAAATGGGTTTATATCTAAAAATGAAGCGTAATGAGAACAATACTTTATATACTTATGATAATCACTACAATGTGGTTTATTTCCTGCAGTGCTAGACAAGCCGAAAAGAAGCGAAATGAAGAACGTTCCAAAATGGAACTAACTGACCAGTCAAAAATTGACAAGTCCGAAAACCAAGAATCAAATGTAAAAAAGTCAGAAGTAAAAACTGAAAATAAACAAGAACAAACTACAACGGTAAAAAAAACAGTTGAACCAATTGACCCAACAAAGCCAGCTTCTTATGTTGATGAAAATGGTAATAAAAAAGAATTGAATAATTCTAAGGAAACAACTGAAACTACAACCGAAAATAAAAAAACAGATACTAAAGTTAAAACGGATAGTGAAGAAAATACCAAAAATGCTAAAAAAGAATCGGAGGCGAAAGACATAAAAGCAAAAGAAGATACTGCTAAAAAAGCCGAAGAAATTCATGTTAAGCGTGATGCCTGGTCTTTGTGGAATTTGGCTTGGTTGTTGGTTCCTGTTGTGATTTATTTAGGTTGGAAAAATAGATTAAAAATATTTAATAATAAAGTATAG